GATGAAAGTGGTAAATGGGAAAGACCCGATAATATATTAAATAACTGGAGAGTAACTAAAACATGTTTACGATTAGGTAGTAGAATAGTTGGTAAATGTATGATGGGTTCTACTTCAAACGCATTAGATAAAGGTGGAGACAATTTTAAAAAATTATACAACGCATCAGATGTCACTAAAAGAAATAGAAATGGTCAGACAAAGTCTGGTCTCTATTCTTTGTTTATCCCAATGGAATGGAACTACGAAGGATTTATTGATGAGTTCGGAGTTCCAGTATTTAATACACCTGACACAAATGTCCTTGCCCCAGACGGTGAACTAATAGACGTAGGTGTAATAGATAATTGGCAAAATGAAGCTGATGGTTTAAAAGATGATCAAGACGCTTTAAATGAATTTTACCGTCAGTTTCCAAGAACAACTGAACACGCTTTTCGTGATGAAACTAAAAATAGTATATTTAATTTAATAAAAATATACGAACAAATAGATTATAACGAAGAAATGTCTAAAACTCTTGGTGTTACTACTGGTAATTTTCAATGGGTTAACGGAATAAAAGATTCACAAGTTATATTCTATCCAGATCCAAAGGGTAGATTTAAACTTAGTTGGGTTCCACCCCAACAATTACAAAATAGAGTGGTGCTTAAGAATGGTATTAGATATCCTGGTAATGAACATATGGGGGCCTTTGGTTGCGACTCTTATGATATATCGGGAACTGTAGATGGTCAAGGTTCTAAAGGAGCTCTCCACGGACTAACAAAGTTCAGCATGGAGGACGCTCCTGCAAATAGCTTCTTTTTAGAATACTTATCAAGACCACCTACGGCTGAAATATTTTTTGAAGATGTTTTAATGGCATTAGTATTTTATGGAATGCCAATACTTGCAGAGAATAATAAACCTAGATTACTATACTATTTAAGAAGAAGAGGATATAGAGGGTTTAGTATGAATAGACCTGATAAAATTTGGAACAAGCTATCAACAGCAGAAAAAGAAGTTGGTGGAATACCAAATACAAGCGAAGATATAAAACAAGCTCACGCTGCAGCGATCGAAATGTATATACAAGACCATGTTGGTATAAAACAAGATGGTACGTTTGGAAATTTATATTTTAATACTTTACTAAACGATTGGTCTAGATTTGATATAAATAAAAGAACAAAGTTTGACGCAACAATAAGTTCTGGTTTAGCTATTATGGCTTGTAATAGACACTTATACGCTCCAAACGCTAAGGTTGAAAAACCTAAATTAAACATAAATATCTCTAAGTATAGTAATACTGGAGCTAATTCACAAATAATCAAATAATAAATATGGCAGAGTCTGGCATTAAAAGTTATTTCCCGAGTCAAACCGTAAGTGATGCTGAAAAGCTAAGCTATGACTATGGTTTAAAAGTAGGTAAAGCTATTGAAACAGAATGGTTCAATAATGATAGAAATCTTAATAGATATAAAGCTAATCAAAATAATTTTCATAATTTAAGATTATACGCTAGAGGCGAACAATCGATTCAAAAATACAAGGATGAATTGTCAATTAATGGCGATTTGTCCTATTTAAATTTAGATTGGAAACCAGTTCCAATTATATCTAAATTTGTAGATATAGTTGTTAACGGTATAAGCGAAAGAACATATGATATAAAAGCTTATTCTCAAGATCCTTATGGTGTAAATAAAAGAACTGAGTACATGGAATCTATATTGCAAGATATGGAAATGCGTACTTTTGATACGCAGGTCATGAATGATTATGGCGTAGATACTAGAGACACTGAAGAAGAGTTACCAGATTCACCAGAAGAATTACAACTTCATATGCAGTTAAATTATAAGCAGGCTGTTGAAATAGCAGAGGAACAAGCTTTAACTACTTTACTTGAAGGTAATAAATATGATTTAACTCAAAAACGATTTTATTACGATCTTACTGTTTTAGGTATAGGTTGTGTTAAAACTTCTTTTAATACTTCAGAAGGTGCAACAATAGATTATGTAGATCCAGCTGATTTAGTTTATTCTTACACAGATTCTCCTTATTTTGATGATATATATTATGTTGGTGAAGTTAAATCTATTCCAGTAAACGAACTTGCAAAACAATTTCCTCACTTAACAGAAAGTGATCTTGAGGATATAATGAAAAATAAATCTACAAATAGAAATAATTACAACACTAGATATTCTGCTAATAAAGAAGATAATAATACTGTTCAAGTTTTATATTTTAATTATAAAACCTACATGAATGAGGTTTACAAAGTAAAAGAAATGTCTTCTGGTGCTGATAAAATTATACCTAAAGATGATCAATTTAATCCACCAGAAAATATGGAGGGTGGATATTCTAGATTATTAAGATCTATAGAGTGCTTGTATGATGGCGCTATGGTTTTAGGTACAAATAAATTACTTAAATGGGAAATGGCTAAGAATATGATGCGTCCTAAAAGTGATTTTACTAAAGTTAAAATGAATTATTCTATTGTTGCTCCTAGAATGTATGATGGTAAAATTGATTCTTTAGTTAAAAGAATAACTGGTTTTGCTGATATGATTCAGTTAACACATCTTAAATTACAACAAGTAATGTCAAGAATGGTACCAGATGGTGTTTATTTAGATGCAGATGGACTTGCTGAAATAGATTTAGGTAACGGAACAAATTACAATCCGCAAGAAGCTTTAAACATGTTCTTCCAAACAGGTTCTGTTATTGGTAGATCATTTACACAAGACGGTGATATGAATCCAGGTAAGGTACCTATTCAAGAAATAACTTCTGGTTCTGGTGGTAATAAAATACAAGCTCTTATAGCTAATTATAATTATTATTTACAAATGATAAGAGATGTAACTGGTCTTAATGAAGCTAGAGATGGTAGTACACCAGATAAAAATGCTTTGGTTGGAGTACAGAAGTTAGCAGCAGCAAATTCAAACACAGCAACAAGACATATATTACAAGCTGGATTATTTTTAACTGTTGAAACAGCGGAATGTTTATCACTTAGAATATCTGATATTATAGAATACTCCCCAACAAGAGATGCTTTTATACAATCTATAGGAGCACATAATGTTGCTACGTTAGAAGAAATGACTAATTTACATTTATATGATTTTGGTATATTTTTAGAACTAGCACCAGATGAAGAAGAAAAAGCCATGCTTGAAAATAATATTCAAATGGCATTACAGCAGCAAAATATAGAACTTGAAGATGCTATCGATCTTAGAACTATTAGCAATATAAAATTAGCTAATCAACTTCTTAAAATACGTAGAAAGAAAAAAGAAGAAAAAGATAGAAGATTACAAATGGAAAATATTCAAGCACAAACTCAATCTAATGCTCAAGCAGCTCAAGCAGCCGCTCAAGCTGAAATGCAAAAAAACCAAGCATTAAATGCTGGTAAAGCAGAGTTAATGCAAATGGAAACTCAAATGGAAGTTCAAAAAATGGCACAAGAGGTTCAACACAAAAAAGATTTAATGGCTTTAGAGTTCCAATATAACATGCAACTTAAAGGAATTGAAGTTGATGGTGTTAAAGAAAGAGAAAAACAAAAAGAAGATCGTAAAGACGAAAGAACAAAAATTCAAGCAACTCAACAAAGTGAGATGATTGAACAAAGAAAGAGTGGAAAACCACCTAAAAACTTTGAGTCCGCAGGTAATGATATACTAGGAGGCGGATTTGATTTAGGTGCGTTTGATCCTAGATAAATTTATTAATTATTATTATATTATATTATGGAAGAAAAAGATGAAAATGTAGTTGAAGAAACTACACAAGAACAAGTTGAGGAAACTCCTCAAATAGATGAATCAAAATTTGAAAGCGCTGGAGATGATAGTGTTGTCAAAGTAGATTTAAGTAAACCACCAACACCAAAAGAAAATGAAACTAAAGAAGATAACGCTGACGACAGCGGAGTGGTTGCAGAGTCTGAAGACACCGACACCACACAAGAACAAGAAGAAGTACAACCGGAAGCAGAAACACAAGAAACTCCAGTATTAGAAGAAATAACTGAAGAAGAGGTTGAAGAAAAGGTAGAAGAAATAGCTGAAGAAGCTGAAGAAGCTATTAAAGAAAACTTAGAAACTGGAAAACCACTTCCTGAAAATATTCAAAAGTTAATGGATTTCATGGAAGAAACCGGTGGAGATTTAAATGATTATGTTAAGCTTAATCAAGATTATTCTAAATTAGATGATAATTCTTTATTAAAAGAATATTATAAACAAACAAAACCTCATTTAAACAATGAAGAAATTAACTTCCTTATGGAAGATTCGTTCTCTTATGATGAAGATGAAGATGAAGAAAGAGATATACGAAGAAAAAAATTAGCGCTAAAAGAGCAAGTTGCCAGCGCTAAAGCCCATCTGGACGGGCAAAAGTCCAAATACTATGAAGAAATTAAAGCTGGGTCAAAGTTGACCAATGAACAACAAAAAGCTATGGATTTCTTTAATAGATATAACAAAGAATCTGAAGAAAATCAGAAAATAGCAAAAGCAACACAATCTAAATTTTTAAAGAAGACTGATCAAGTTTTTAACAACAAATTCAAAGGTTTTGAATACAACGTTGGTGATAAAAAGTTTAGATTTAATGTTAAAGATGCTAATAAAGTAAAAGAAACACAGAGCGATATTAATAATTTTGTCAAAAAGTTTTTGAACAAAAATAATACAATGGAAGATGCTGCTGGTTATCATAAATCTTTATATACAGCTATGAATGCTGATGCTATTGCGAAGCACTTTTATGAACAAGGTAAAGCTGATGCTATGAAAAATAGTGTTGCTAAAGCTAAAAATGTTGATATGAATCCAAGACAAAGTCATGGAAAAATAGAAGCAGGTGGTTTAAAGTTTAAAGTGTTAGGTAGTGATTCTTCTGATTTTAAGTTAAAAATTAAAAATAGAAAATAATTAACAATTTAAAACATTAAAAAATGGCAATTACTGCAGGAGGTAGTTTGAACGCGGTTGCAGCTCCAACTAAAGCAACATTAACTTCAAACTTTATAAATTTTATTGATGGTTCCACAGGATGGGAGCAACAATACCTGCCTGACTTGATGGAAAAAGAAGTTGAGAGATATGGTAAAAGAACAATCTCTGGTTTCTTAGCACAAGTTGGTGCAGAAGAGGCTTCACACGCTGATCGCGTTGTGTGGTCTGAACAAGGTAGATTACACTTATCTTACGATGGTGATATTACGAACGCTGGTGTATTTACAGTAGCTTCGTCTGGTACTCACGCTGTAAGAGTAGGTGCTACTGTTGTATTAAGTGATAATAAAGGTGTAGTTATCCCAGGATACGTATCTGCTATCGCTTCTGATCAAACAACTATGACAATTCTTCCTTATGAAGCGGCTACAGTTGGTGCTGTATCTGGATTCCAAACTGATGATGATGGTACTAATAGTGCTAGCGTATTCGTTTATGGATCTGAATTTGGTAAAGGAACTAATGGTTTAGGTATCGATGGTAAAACTAATACGTTTGCTGCTGTTGAGCCTTCATTCCAATCTTTCGCAAACCAAATGATCATTATGAAAGACACTTATAGAGTATCTGGATCTGATGCTGCTGCTATCGGTTGGGTTGAGGTGTCTGGTGAAGACGGACAAAACGGTTACTACTGGTATTTAAAAGCTAATGGTGACACTATGTCTCGTTTTGCTGATTACTGTGAAATGACTTTATTAGAATCTAAAGAAACAGTTGCTGATTCGACTGTTGAAGATGCTGCTAACGTTGGTACAGGTGCTTCATCTGGTACTGGTGCTGCAGGTACTGTTGGTTTATTCCAATGGATAACTACATATGGTCATACTTCAACTGGTATTACTGGTGTTAATGCTGCTACTGATTTAGCAGAGTTTGACGCTATCTTAGCGAAGTTTGATTCTCAAGGTGCTATTGAAGAAAATATGATGTTCGTTAATAGAGATGTATCTCTAGCTATGGATGACATGTTAGCTTCAATGAACTCATATGGTGCAGGTGGTACTTCTTATGGATTATTTAACAATTCAGAAGATATGGCGTTAAATTTAGGTTTCTCTGGTTTCAGAAGAGGTTCTTATGACTTCTACAAATCTGACTGGAAATACTTAAACGACGGTGCTTTAAGAGCTGGTTTAGGATACAACGATATTCGTGGTGTTATAATCCCAGCTGGTGCTTCAAATGTTTATGACGAAATGTTAGGTAAAAACATGAAGAGACCATTCTTACACATGCGTTATAGAGCTTCTAATATGGAAAGTAGAAAACTTAAAACTTGGATCACTGATTCAGTTGGTGCCGCTACTTCTGATTTAGACGCAATGACTGTGAACTATTTATCTGAAAGATGTTTAGTAGTTCAAGGTGGTAACAACTTTATGTTGTTAAATAAGTAATCAATTTTTAAAAGACCGGGGCTTCGGCCTCGGCCTTTTATTTTATTAATTTTATTATATATTATATTATGGCAAAGAAAACAAAAAAAGACTCTTACCAAACAGACCTTGGTGATGAGCACATGGAAAAAA